CCCAAGAAGCTTTAAGAGTATATAGAGGAGAAGCTAGTTCTCTAGGATTAGGTATGAGTAAAGGACAAGCCAGGCACTTATTGTTTAAAACATTTGATTTGCAAAATATGAATCAAATTGTAAAAAGAGGATATTTTACAGAAGTTGAAATGCAAAAAATTATGCAAAGAGCACATAGAATTACACAGGGTCAGCCTACAATAGAATATATGCCAACCGCATTTCAATCTAAATTTATGAGACCATTTACTTTGTTTCATAGAATGGCGTACAGGTCTACTAATACATTATATAAGAATGCTGTTGTTCCTGCAGGAGCAGGTAATCCATGGCCGATTCTTAAATGGGCAGGAGCGGCTTATGCTACAGGAGCAGTTAAAGAGTACTTATATTATTTAGCATCTGGAGCCCCAGAGAGAGACATGTTTCAAGCAATGCCAAATCAGATTATGAATACTATGTTACAGGGGGAATTATTAGGGATTTTTAGTAACCTTGTAGATGATAGGTCTGGTTATCTTCCTGCAGTATTAGATTATACCAAAAAAACAGGTGATTTAATAGGAATGCTTCTTGCAGGTGCAAGTACAGGTCTAGGAGGCGACGTTGCTAAAATGCTATCAATGGTAGATAAGCTAGAGGGAGAACCAGGTAAACCTTTATCCCCTAAAGATAGAGAAAGAATAAAACAACAAGCTTATAAAAATATATTCAAGGGTATGTCTAATGAGTCTATAAATTATTTAGAAAAAACTATTCCTCTATTTAATGCTATTAAAAAACAATGGGGTCAAAAAGCAAAACCTTATAAGACTGAAGCAGAATATGTATCAAAACTACAAACTATATATGCTGATGCTACAGGAAAACGAGATATGAAACTTGATAAAGGAAGAACTTATAATGCAAAAACAGAGTTCTATTCTCAGTTGCAGAATTTATTTTGGGCAGGCTCAGAAGCTGAAAAAAGAAGAATATACGAAGCCTCTGTTATGCTTTTAACTGCTAATACCATGAATGATAATCCAGGTTCTCATACCTATCGTTCAGCCTTAACACAATCTATAGCAACAGTATCACAAAAGATTTTATCTACTTCCCCTACTTACTCTACTTCGCACAAGGAAAAGCAATTAGGAGTTCCATTGTCTAGGAGTAAATATCAAGCATTTTTAAAGTATTTAAAAGAAAACTCTCCTGATGATGTAGATAGAGTTATTAAAGCTCAGAAAGATTGGGATATGAGAAAAAAAATATGGGATAAAACTATTGCTCCTGTAAAATCTGAACTATTAAAGCATGGATTTAATAGAGAGTACAGAAAACAATATGGAGTAGAACCAACTATATATTACCCTAAGAGTATGTACGAACAACCAGAGGCATCTAGGGAAATGTTTAATGAATAATTTGGAGAAATAAAATGGAAAAACTGTTGAAAGATTTTTTAAGAGGTGAAGGGGATGAGGAAATATTTGATGTCTGGTGGGAGTCAGACAATGCTCATAGTGCTATAGACTCTTTAATAACTTTAGCTGAACAAGATAGTGCTAAAAGGGAGTCTATAAAAGATATGGCTAGACTTGCTTCTAGTAATTATCGTGCAGCTGTTGCTGGAAAGCCTTGGTTGGGGATACAGAATATTCGCTCAGGAGAATTAGGAGATTATACAGGGCAATCTATAACTAACAAATTAGATGGAGTTATGTTTTCTCCGCTACCAGAAGGAGAGGCCCCTTTAGAAAACCCTAATCTGCTAGACATATACCTTGGATATCAAGAACAGGAAATGCCTGAATATTCTGGAAAGATTTTAAAAGATATGGTTGGATATGAAGACGCCCCTATATACGATATATCCCCTTACTCTAGATTTGAAGGGTTCTTTGGTCAAAATCCTTCTCAGGAAACAGAGTTAAAGGATTTAATATTTACTCTTTCTCCAGGAGAAACTATGGATATCCCAGAAGGAATAAAATCAGTATTTGGTAGTAATCTAGATTTAGGTGGTCGCTTTAAGGAATACATAGGAAAAGATGAAGAAGGCTCTCCATTTTTCGGTGTACAAGACAAATGGGATTTTGCTGGAGAAGATTATAGTCCATATCAAAGGCTTATGGAAGCCCTTATGGTAAATCCTATAAACATGTATGGCAGATTTCCAATTGATGAAAACAACCCTATTTATAAATATGGACGCTAATACATTTAAAGTCTTTAAAGAAATAAGTGATTAACTAGTTTTCTAATAGGTAGTAATATCATTTTTGATTTTCCAAAGTCTCCACCAGATGCTTTAGCAGTAAATCCTTTTTTAGTCATTTCCTTAATTACTTTCTTTAACTTTTCCACAGGGAATATAAAACTAAAAACCATTTTATCTTTATAAGTTAAATTATGAACCCAATACTCAGCCTCTGTAATAGATATCCCAGATGGAGTGTTTCCGTTCTTATACTCAATAACTATATTCCCTGTTTTCTTCCATATATCTCTTTCTGTTTTGACTTCTATCTTACTACCACCTTCTAGTATTTCACAGATTCTTTTTTCATTATTTATACCAAATTCTAAATCTATATCAAAGTTATTGTTTTGAAAGTCTTGATTTAAAGGCATTTAATCTCTCCTATCTTTTTCTCTTCTGTTTAGAATTGCGGCATTTATTCTGTAGTTCTTAACTCTTCTTTCTTTTTTCCTTCTATCTTTAAAGTCGTTTTCATCTCCAGGGTCTCTGTTGGTTATTGTTTTATCCTTACTTCTCTCGTCATGTCCATACGACATAGAGTATGGAGGCCCCCAATTTTTATTTTTACTATTTTCTACTTTATCAATATCAATATAATCTTCCATATAGGATTCACTGTTTTTACTCATAATATTATCCTCTTTTAATATAGTTTAAACTGCTGTCTAAATTCTCACTTTCTCTAAACTTCTCAACATAAAAAGATTTCTTTTTAGTCGCTTCCCAAGTAACTCTTCTTTCTGTAACAGCTATTATTTTGCTCCAAAACATCAAAAGAGATGCTATTATTAAATAGCTACTCTCTAAATCTATTCCTGCTTTTAATATAAATACACATATAAAAATATTTAAAGCACTTCTAATAACTTCTAAAAATAAAGCTCTCATTTATTCTCCTTTTTAATTGGATATTTTTTATTACATTCACAACAAATATGAATATTGTCTTCACGTCTTTTGCTGTCTTCTGAGTCGCACAGCTCACAGCCCTTAACTACCATTTTTATCGTGCAACTTTGCTTCTTCTAAAGAATCGTAAATTAGACACTTGTTACCATTGTACCCCATTCTGACCATACCTGTTTCTCCGTATCTATTCTTAGCAACATACACGTTAAACTCAAGTCTATCAACTTCATCATATCTAGAAACCCAAGGATAATGTGCAAACATTGCAGTTTCAGCATCTTGTTCTAAGAAACCAGATTCTGCTAAATCAGATAATCTAGGAATATTATCTATTCTATGCTCAACATTACGATTTAATTGGGATACAAGTATAACAGACATATTCTCAGACTTAGACAACCATTTGTATTTTTTAGATACTTCTCCAATCTTAATCCTTAAGTCTCTATTATCTCTTGATGGAAACTCAATTAACCCAACGTGGTCATCAATTACAACATCTGGCTTTATTCTTTTTATTTCTCTAACTGATGAAGGCAGGTCTCTAACATCATCAAACATAAATAAGTTCTTATACTTCTTGCTTATTCTGTCTATAGTAGAATGCAACTCTATTGCATTTTCATCTATTCCGTGCCTTAAATTACTATAGCTAAGGTTACCAGACTCCATAGCTATAATCTTTTTCATCATTTCCACATTAGGCATTTCTCTATTAAACATTACTACAGTTTTACCATTTAGTACTAACCTTCTAGCAATATTCGCCGCTAACGTAGTCTTTCCATTTCCTGGTCTTCCTGCTACAATAGTAATCTCTCCCCTAGTCATTCCAGATATTAATCTATCAATACTATCATAACCAGTTTTTTGTAAGTTCTTACCTTTATATATGGAGTCCATAGTTTCTTCTAATAGATTATCTAAATTAAATTCACTATTAGGTCTAAGATTTAACATACTACCTATAGTTGTATGAGCCTCTTCTAGTAAAACCTCTACACCTTTAGACTCATCATCAGATAGCTGTAAAATCCTGCGAGTTTGTTTAATTAACTTTCTTCTTAACCAATACTCGTGAACTCTTTTAGCATAGTACTCTATATTAGCTGAGGTAGGAACTTCATCTGGTAATCCACTTATATAATAAAAATCATCTTTATTAGAACTTCTTTCTTTGTATTCACTATGTATAGTAATAATATCTATAGATTCATTTTTATCTTCAAGGGTTAGTATTGATTTCCATATTCTTTGATTAATGTCGGCATAGAATGCTTCTGGCGAAGGTATCCAAGCTTTAATTCTAGACAAGCTAGAGTTATCTAGTAAAATACTCCCTAGTAATGCTTTTTCAGTATTAATATCATAAGCATTGGCAAAGTCACTTACGTGAAATTGGGGGTAACCTGTCGAGGTACTTTTTCTCATACTGTTTTCTTTTTTCAAATGTCCTGTTTTCTCCTTTGATTACACCTAATAGATATTTAATTCCATATCCAGATTCGTATAATCTTTTTGTACTAAATACACTAATTCCTCTTCTAATTATAATCTGTTGAATATCTTTTATTTCGTTAAAAAATATATTCTTAAAAGATTCAACCTCTACACCACTCAATCTAGAGAAAATACCATCTATAGCTTTAACAGTTTTTTCTTCCATAGAATCTCTAATTTCTTGAACAGTTCTATTATAATCCTTTTCTTTTGTTTTTTTGCCACAAGTTGGGCATTTATACATCTTCACAATTACCACATATCTCCTTTACTGCAGGAATATTACCGAATATGCTCTGTCTTAAATATTCTTGAGTTACTCTGCGACTCCTAGAGCTATCCATACTAGAATACCATACCCAATGCTTCCTGCAATCTTTACAATATCTTGGTTCGTGTTTTTGATGAGGCTTATTACTTCTAGAACCTGATATATTCTCAGATAATAACATATCAGTTGTCATAATCCAATCTTTATCTGGTTTAATATTTATTTTGCCACTATCAGTAAAGTTCCAATCACCAAAAAAGTAAGCAACAGAAAGAGCTTTTAGTTTTTCTGCGGCGATTAATCTTGCTTGGCTTTTATCTTGAGAAAATGTAACAAACTCTCGTACGTCAAGATTGCGTAAATTTTCCCCCTGTCCTCTTTTACTAACTGTATGTCTACTTTCTCCGACTCTGGTTTTATCCATTGTGCTATCCTTTTTCTTGTTTTACATTGTATTTTATAGCCACCTACAATAATGTCTACCTCGGCTACCTCTCCTAAAGAGCGACCATCGCTACCCCAGGCTCTAATAGCCTCGACACCATTCTCCTTTGCGATGTCTACACATAGCCTTTCAAATCTATTTCCTTTAGCTTTACTCTTACTTGGCATTGATTTTCAAAGCTAATTCTTTAATTCTTTTTTCTGCTTTGCCTTTCTTAGGAGGTTCTTCATCTAGCCATATGATATTATCTACAGCATATTTATTAGATACGGAGAAATATCCTGTAGTAACCATAAATGGATATTTTTCTTCTACCATTCCATAGTTATATATAGAGGTTCGATGATTATCTTCAAAGTTAATTTTCACTCACTACTCCTTTTTTAGTATTTTTTCTAGGTTTAACCTTTCTTTTTTTAGACTTATTTTGTTTTTCGACAAACTTTAAATTGTCCATTAAGACAGCTTTCTTTATTTCTCCAAATACAGCTTTAGCTAGTTTCTTTAGTTCCATTTTCTTCTCCGTTTTTTGTTTCTAAAATCATAGCATGCAGTAATAAAAGATAATTCCTAGCATCTCTTATTCTTCCAGATATACTTTCGTCGCATGCCTCTGTACCTGTCTGCACATAATTTCTTATAGAATCCATATGTTTTAGTAGATACACTAGTAGTATTTCCTCTGGCTTTAAGTTCAATCTTTCTCCTACAGATTTAAAATTTTTCAATTTATCATCAGAGGATACAGTATATTCCTTACCTTTTGAATACATTATCTTATGTTCTATATCCATTTCAGTTTCAGACCAAGCAAAAAAATCTTCTACTTTCATATTATTTCTCCATACCAAGAATTAAGAGCATAGTCTCCTAGACTATCTGGGCAGACAGTATGCTCACAAACTTCACACTCATATCCAACTTCAGTTTCGTCTGATGAAGAATCCCCAAACTCTACTTCTTCCATTGGATATTCACAATTATAACATTCCATATTACTCTCCTATTTCGCTAGCTAAGTCAGTATCTATAATATTAGTAGAATAATTATTACTACGGCAACACTCTGTAGGTATCTTCATAGATTCATTATCTTTTTCTACCAATAACCTTACCGCATCTGCTATACTTCTTATTTCAGTTATTCCTAATTTGTTGCTATTATGTAGCAAGTCTCTTAGTATCTCTACAGGCTTATTTTCTACTTTCATTTGACTTCTCCTTTTTATACCAATATGCTATAGAGTCTTCGTGCTCTATACCTATTTTTCTTACGTTAAATAATGAACTCATAAGAGATTTATTCTCTCTATACCATTTCTTATATTCTGGTTTATGCTTTCTGCATAAGTGAATCTTTAAAGGCATTTTATTAAACCACCCTGGTAGTTCAACCTCATTACTTCCATTACCATCAAACCTTAACCCACAAACTATACATTGTTTAGGGCTAAATCGTACAAAAGGATTAGTAGAACCTTTCATCTCTTCAACATAAGAATCTGGCGCACAATTCACATTGTACCAGATATCGTCTTTCATTAGCTGATTATACCAATCATTTTCCTTAAACTTACTTTTATAAGTAGAAGTTCTTTTCATTGTTTCTCCTTTACGTTATTAAATCTACTTGGTAGCTTCTAGGCGCCAACCACTATTCTTACACACAACAAAAACATTCCTATTAGATTATTTTTTCACTAACAGGTTTAAGTGTTTTGAAATTTGCTACCAAGCATAGTGGCTATGCAGGGTATCGAGCCCCACATAGCCTTAAAAGGTATGGCGAAAGGAGAGTTAAAGACCATACCTACGAGAGTAAACAAGCTTATTTTATATAATAAACAAGGTACTTACTGTTATTTAAAGGTTTAGATTTAATTTTTAAACCATCATTTCTTAACTCATATATGTATCTAGAAATAACACTAACTCCAAACCTTCGAGCATCAACTTGGGTTATCTTTTCTCCGTTTACTAATGCTCTCTTGATGTTCTTTTTTATTCTTAAGGGCGACATATGTATTCCTTAGTTTTCTAGTTAATACTCTATCTTCCCAACTGCTTAACTCATATATATACTTTTCAGCATACAAATCTTGTTTAGCAGTAGTTACATAATTGACTCCTTCATCATAACCTACTAGGTCTATGAATTTATCCATTATGTCATTCCATTTTTGAATTTGCATATCTAGAAAGGAATGTCGCTTAGAACTTTAGTTCCCTCTTTCCATTCATTAACATCAATAGCCTTTGGAGATACCATTTCATCACCATCCCTACCTAACCATTTATCGTGAACGACTTTGATTTTAACAGGTGTTCCCTTTATCGTATCTTCGTCCATAGTAGGTAGTCTATATCTACCATCAGACTCTTCTACAGTAAGCCCTAAACCAGAGGCTAGTTCCATATACCTCTTGTTTGAACCTGGAGAGTCAGAGAGTTGAGGGTACTTAGCTGAGTCTGGGTTCTTGAATCGAAAAAATCCTTTTGAAGGAACTTTTCTATCAACGAAAGCCTTGCCAGATACCTTATCTCCGTTAACTCCATATTCATTATTTTCATTTTCTTTAGCTATAGTAAATGTAGGAATATAAATATCTGCTAAGAATTTATTCTTAATTACTATGTCTTCTTTGATTTCTAGTGATTCTACGTGTGCAAGATATTCTCCTGCAGGCATTACACCATCAAAATCCTGTGAAGGGTCATAGTAGGCATCACTACTATTCATATTACCAAGTATATCAGTTACATTACTCATTATTGCTCCTTTGTTGTTTTATTATTGTTTCTATTCTTTCTATTGTTCTTTTTATGTTTGTCTTATTAATAGTCAAGTTCTTTATACCTTCTCTTATTGTGCTCTTAGTACTATCATCTAATTCTTCCATTAAAGATTCTATCATTTCTACTTCTTCATCTGAAAGAGATGGGTCAATTACTTGCTTTCTATATACGTCATCTGCTATGTTGGTTAACCTATTTACTGCTCTTTTAAAGCCATTTGTATTAGCAGATGCTACATTTTTATCTATATCAACAACATTCTCTGGAACGTGCTCGCTACCTCTTTTAAATTGTATACGAGCCGCACCTGGAGAAAAGAATTCTTTAGTATAACCATCTTCATTTATTCTCAAAGTTCCAGATACTACAACCCATTCAGAACCTAAGAACTGTACAGGGTTATCCCCTGCAGGCGACCAAGACCATAATGGATACTCCTCATTAAGTTTAGACCTTAAATAGGCTTCCTCAACATAATCATACCCATCATTTTTTCTCTTAACAAATATGTTAGGAGTCGTCTCGCTTGATATTCTTTTCCGTTTCTCTAATATAGAATCTTTAATCTCATCTTTTACTATTAGTTTTGCCATAACTCTCTCCTTTTGTTTTAGATTTTAGATTTTTTCTTTGCCTATATATTTCTTTAATCTCTTCTTCTGTAAGACAGGTTCTGTTAAGAGGTATACCAGACTTTCTAGTTTGAGCAAACTCTATAAATTTATCTCTAGATATATTTACTACCATACTATTCTGCCTCTTTTTCAGATACATAATTATTAGCCTTGTCTATGACATCTTTAATATCTGATTGTAAATTAGTTAAATCGTATGAAACCCAATTGTTATCCTCTTTTAAATAAGTAGCAAGAGAGTCATTCATAATTAACAATTCTTTAAGATTGAATTTCATAGTTACTACTACGTCTCTATCATTTACGTTCATTTAGTTTTCTCCTTTCATATATGGACATAATTCTCTAACTTCACAATACTTTTGACATTTCATACCATTCCAAGTTTCTTCATCTGTGCATTTACTAGGCAAAGAGTTTGTCTCTAAAGAAGATAATAGCTTATCTCTTCTTGGTAGAAATTTACCCAATAACATCTCATCTGATATTTTAGGTATCTCTATTAAATATAAATTATTATGCACTCCCCTCTCTCTAGAGACTTGTACTCCACCATCTCTAACAGTAGCCTGTACATATATCTTATCAACTATCTTTCCTTGCTTCTCTAAAAGATGTCTGTAGAAATTTAACTGCCATAGCCAATCTCCATAATCTGCATTTTCTTTATCTTCATAAAATATTTTAACCTTTTTTATATCTCCCTTTTTTCCCCACTTGCTATTTCTCTTATATCTTTCGCCTGTAGGAGAATCTCCTAAGTAGAAACTCATACCTAAGACCTGTGCTACCTTATAAGAGCCACAGTTTTTATAGTCTATTAATAATCTAGACTCTGGGTCATACAAGTCGGTAATCCCTGTAATACCATAACCTTCTAGCTTAGATTCTACTTCTAAGTCTTCGCCGTATGATTCTAATCTTTCGTGGTGCATAGTACCAGAGATTCTAAAGGCACACTCTTGTGGGTCTATGTAGTAATTTTTAGTTCTCTTAAGGAAGGATTCACAAGTACCATTAAGTAATTCTGTAGTACTTGGTTTTCTATCTGGAGCCCTCTGCTCTGAGAGTGCTCTTAGCATAGGTAGGGTACAACCCATTCTTATTAAGTCTACTTTTTTATTTTCAAAGCAGTCTTCAAATGTAATTGTATCTCCATTAGGATATTTAAACCCTATAGCTGGCATTTAGTTCTCTCCTTAATCATAACTATTATAAAGACTATATACTAAGTATATATATCTTTTTTCTTTTTTATCTTTAGCCCCCCAGTTCGTGAAACGAACTTAACCCAATTACAGGTGGTAAAGCAACAACTTTTTTCATTTATTTTAAATAATTTATCCAATTTCTTTCACTATATAATCTCTCCATATTCTACATAATATACACAAGTTGTACAGACAGAATATTTGTAAACTTTTTCAGTTGTTGGACTATAACTATTACAGTCATATCTTTCCCCAGATAAATTAGTATTGCAACAATCACAATTATTATAACTAAAGTAAGGTTCACAGTATCCATCATTATCAGTAATTTGAGATAAATTAGTAACTCCCTCAATCTCAAAAAAGTGGTTTACATTTTTTTTATATTCTTTTTCTTTCATAATTCTCCTTATTATACCAACAATTATTTAATAATTTCACTATCAAATTTGTGAGTAAATTTGACCTAATTTAGTATCCCTAGAAACAGTATATGGAGTAGAGTTTGGTTCATTAAATTGATTTACTCTATCTGTCATATATTTCTTAGCATTATCAGTAAGATTTAGTAAACTAGATACTCTATCTATTGTAGTATTAATCTGTATATCATTTTTCTTAATGAAAAAATCTATCATATCTCTATGCCTAATATTACTAGAAGAAGAAGGTTCTCCATTATACCAAGAAGCAATATTACATAAGTCTATCCCTGTATCTACTATAGCAGTACATATTTCTGACCAAGCCTTTATTTTTCTAGGATTCAACGAACCTGTATGATATCTAAACTCTATAGTGCCTAAATATGCTCTTGCGTGTAAGTTTAGACCGTGATATCTAGTTTCGTTATACTTTGAAGTGCTAGGGCTATCGTCTTGATACCATAAGTCCTGAAAACACTCCCAACTTCTTATATTCCTAATATCATAACTATTATAGAATATAGGTTTACACCATCTAGACTTTCTTCTTGTCTCTGGTTGCATAGCATAGAGTAATGGTTCTAGTTTTCTAGCTACATATAGTATATGTTTTAATTCGTTCCAGCCTACATCTAATGCATTAACGTGAACGTGCATACCACAACTTTTACTTATAAAATAGTCAAAGTTCTCTGAAACGTATCTATTTAGATTATCTATATTGTAGTATAGTGTATCTCCACTAGAAGGAGGATTACTAATAAACTCTATACCTGTATTTGATAGACTACCATCACTTACAGCAGACCAGCCATCTACAGAATGACCATCATCTCTCCATACATCTATATCTACTCCTTCTACCTCGCATTCTATCCCTACAAGTCTTCTTCTTTTATTTTTCTTGTAAGTTCTACCAATTCGCTCTATAGGATACAATGCATCTGGAGGGTCTCCATAGTCTATTTCTTCCGAAGGATAACAAGATTCACAATAGTATTCACCGTGAGATTCGCTCCAATATGAATAGTCTAGACTATCTGTTGTATCACAAGAATTACATATAAAATAGCCATCACCATAGCAGCTCTCGCAAACCATACTATCTTGACTTTCTATATAGTAAGCATTATCTCTATTACCTGATTCTCCACAATCATCACATATATAACAATCTTCATAGAAGCATTCTTCGCAGTAAGATTCATCATCGTGGGTATACTCTTCAAGTTCTTCCTTCTCAATATCTACATTACAACTAATACAAAGTACTCTAGGCTCTGTATCACTCATATTATTACTCCTTTTAGGTTATGTTTTTTATACCAAGAAAAGTAAATACTAATACAGGAATCTCTTTCAACCAACCTATTTCTTTTAGCTTATTATAGAGAGATTCTTCTGTCTTGTCTTTAGGTTCTTCTAATGTTAGAAGTTCTATTTCTGTTCTAACGAAGTCTAAATATTCTTCATAGGTTTTATCCATTAGAAATGGATTTCTCTTAGCCTTTTCATATAGTTTCTCTAATACGTATTTCTTAGATTTATATTTAATAGGACTAGGTATCCCTACAAAAGATATTTTTTTATATTTAGTCACAATAATTCCCTCCTAAGAATGTTCTGATTTCGTCATCTCTATCACAAACCTCACATATATTATATTGACCATATATAGTAATCTCTTCCTCTAGGACAGATTCAGTACAACCATCACAGTTTATCAATTTAGAATATCTATTAGAGTCGCAACTAGGACTATCTTCATCACTACAACCATAACAAGTCATATTTTCATTAATATAGAGTAACTTGTCTGGGTCAAAATAACTCTGACAGAACTCGCATTGATACTGAGTATCAGATATATATTGACAATTAGTACAAATACATTCATAATTATATGTATCCTTATCACAGATTCCACATTTTGTAGGCATAGATGTATAAGTACCATAGTTATATTGTCTAGGATTATAGCCATAATAATAGTAATTATCATAACTAATCTTCGGAGTAAATTTCTCTGAAGTATATGCAGGCTTCTTAGAAAAATCCCTAGTATCTATTTTAAAGATATATTCATTCTGTAGAGATTGAGTCTTTAATGTTAATCCAGAGGCTCTTAAACCTTCTTCTAATATATCTCTAGTAGATGCCCAAAATAGAGTCCTAGCTTTTTTCCAATAAGTGAAATTAATAGGTCTAGAGTCATCTCTTAAAAGATATAACTCATAGGGATTATCCTTAACAAAAGTTAAAGCATAATCTCCACTTAATTTCTCTACACCTTCCTTAACTCCATACTTATCAATAGATGCAAAAATGGCTTCAGAATCTACTTCAATGTCTATATTCATCTCAGATGCTAGACTATCGTGATTTCTTAAAACTCCATTGTGAGCACCGATAACTCCACCTATACTAAATGGGTGAGAGTTTTTTGCTGATATAGTGCCGTGAGTTGCTAGCCTAACGTGTCCTAGAGCTACAGTAGTATCTCTATTGATACCACTTAAGACAGTATCCCAATCGCTATGACTAGTCATCTCTACACTAGACAACGTAGACTTCCAGATATTATTATATCTTGGTGAAATAAGGGCAATCCCTGTACTGTCATCTCCTCTAACTATAGAGGAATCAGCTAGATTGCTAATTACTTCACGGATTTTTTCTATCTGGAAATCATTCTGTGATTCGCCTTTCTTAGCGAAACCGAAAATTCCACACATAGTGTTTTCTCCTTTTTTATTATTAAATAAATCTTTCTTTACTAAATATCATCTTGTGCTTTCTTCAGATATTCTTTTATTCATATTGTCAATAGCATTTTCCAAATTATCAATAGCTCTATATATATCACCACCTTCACGAAGGTCATATAAGATATTCTCTAAATCTTGAATTACCTCTTTTATTTCTTCCATTTTATTTCTCCTTTTTTTATTTGTTAGTAAATCATTGATTGCTCCATATAATATTGGTAGAACTCAGGTATCCCTAGATAATAGAAAAACTCTTTAGGGGTAACGTCGCTACTATCAATAATTATATCTTTTAAATTTTTGTTAATATTAAATGAGTTCTCTACAATAGATAGGCACAAAGAAATCCAATTCTCTATTTCGTGCATATTAAAAGTAGAGTGATGATACCTAAACTCTATTGTTCCGTGAACAATTCTAGAGTGAATGTTTAGTCCTCTATATCTAGAGTCATTATATTTAGTATCATCTACAGAAGTATTAGAAATAGTCCTATACCATAACTCTGTATAATCTCTTAGAGTCTTTATATCTAGAAGGCTATTTGTATTTATATTAGGCAAAGGTTTACAATAAGTATTGCCTTCTCTATTTTTGGGTAGCATATTAAAAATCCATTTTTCTAATATATATCCCAATGCTAGACAATTTTTCATTTCTTCTAATTGCATATCTAGAGCATTAACGTGTATATGTAGTCCACAACTATTATCAACATAGCCTCCAGTATTACTAATCATATTTGTTAATCTCTCTATATCGTTAAGTAGAGTATCTCCATTTGTAGGAAATTTCATTACATACTCAGAGCCAAAGTCTTCATCATCAATAGAGGTATCTCCAACTATTCTCCAACCTCTTGGTATAGAGAGTCCTTCCCAATCGTGAACACATTCAATCTCTACTCCAACATTTCTACGAAATTTATTTCTCTTAAAACTGTTAGATTTCTTATGACTTGCTGGGTTAATCGCTCTCTGAGGTACTCTGTAAAATTCTCTAATAACATCTTCAGAGCAATGCTTACAATGGACTTCTCCATTTATTTCTAGAGACTTATCAAATTCTAAATCGCCGCATAGTCTACACAGAACCATTTTACTAGAGCAACTAAGACATATAGAGCCGTTCTTTTCTATAATAGTTGCATCTCTATAGGTCATATATTTCCCTGCTTTATTTAGTATTAGATAATCTTTATCACATAGTTTACAATTAAATTTAGAATGATGAGCACATTCAGAACAGTAAGTTTCTATATATAGGTTGCCAGTAGATTTATCATTTGTAAGAAACTGATGTCCTCTATGGTCTGATATTACCATAGAGTGAATTAGAACTCTCTTATCACAGCTCTTACAAGTTTGTACAGTACAGCCATTTTCTATATTTTTTAATTCTAGATATTCGTAGATTATCTCTCCAGCAGTAGAATTACTGAGTGTAGCAAAATAATCACAAGCAATTCCTCTAGAGTATTTATTCCAATTATACACCTTCCCTTCTATAGAATTTTTATCATCTCTAAATACTCTAATAACTTTTCTGCTTTTATCTACTACAACTATATCATTATATGGTAAGCTACCTCTCTGATTTGCTCCTATTAGCATAACATAGGCTTTATTATTAGAACGTATACTAATTACTATCCCTGCTCTAGTCTTATATACATCAGGCTCTACCTCAACCTCTATACCTACTAAATCATTAAGATGTAATTCGTAGACATCAGATACTGTACCATTAAATATATACTCTTTATCAAACCATATAGAAAAATCTTTTCCAGAATTATCTATTATTCTAACTAGATATTGATTTCTGTCTATGTTTTCATCTACTATTGAGCCTCTATAGGTTTTATAGTTAAAGAGTACGTAGCATTTACTACCTATATGCATACTCTACCTCCTTAGCTTAGACCTTATCCAATGTAGACATATCGTCGCATACCCTACTAGAGCAAGTAGAGAAGGGTGTCCTTCTCCACATAGCCCTAGAGAGTGAAGGATAATATGCCTTAACTCCTCACTCATAGAGTGTAACCTCTTTAGACTTAAGTCTATCTGTAGACTTCTTTCCAAATCCAAACTCTATGATTCTCTTAGTAACTACCTTTTTCTTCTTAGGAGCCATTAAGAGTTTAACTTGTTTCTTAGCAGATTTCATTACTCTCTCCTTATTCTATTATTAACATAAATTATTTGATTTGTCTTCTATAGGATAACCCATATCTAGTTGCTCTCTTACTAGAGAATTATATAGTTGATGTAAATTATCTAAGTGAGTCAAATCTCTTTCATTTACAATAGAGCCTTGTTTCTCTATTTTATCCTCTAGGTAACTGATAGATTCTTCTACCTCGTTTAATGTTAATTCATTCATTATTCTCTCCTTTTATTTTCTACATTATTACTTATCTAAAACTTCCGAATTTCTACCGAACCCTTGTAAGTATTTACCCTTAGCTGTAGGCTTAAAGCATACTCTAGTATCACGCTTTCTCTCTGTGCGTCCGTTCTCAAAAATTCTCATATCTATCTTTTTAACTTTCTCATAATTAGGTAATCTAGACTTAGTGTTTTTTCTTAATTTGTAATTATATCTGAGAACACGTTGTCTATCAATGCAGTCCTGGACTAAGTTATCCACGTCTACAAATGAGGTATAAATAGAGTTTGATTCTAAGTCTTTAATAATCAAGTTTCTATTAGATTTCCTTGCTAGAGTCCTACATCTCTCTATAAGCACTCTCAAGGAGTCGACGCCAACTATAGACATTTTCTGTTTGATAGGTTTTACTATATCTAGTATTCTAAATTCCTCTACAAACTCCACTATATAATCTACTCCATTTTCTACTGCGTGGAAGTCTAGAGTGATGTCAAATCTAGATTCTGTGTTCTCCTCTATAAAATTATTTATAGGGGTTTTCATTTTTCTATATTTTCTCCTGTAGTTTTTAGGTTATGTAGAAAAAAAGGGCTGTAGAAAATACCAGCCCTTGTTTTTATCCTGTTTACTATTAAAAGCACTATCTATTCACCTGCAGACTTTGTTTCATTTTCTGTAGTAGTTTCTTCAGTCTTAGAGTCATCTTGAGAAATAACCTTAAAATTAGGTCTTAACTCTAGGTTACAATTGCCCTTACCTATCTTACCTTCCTTAGAAGTTAAGGCGTTAAAATCATTAATAAGGTTATCTATTTGAGTAAATACTCTTCTAGCTTCGCCTGTTAAAAAATCAGAATGCTTTCCACCAGCTATGGAGTAATTTTTAGCAAATTCAGTCCTAGCTTGGTTTTCAGCTACTTTTTTAGCATTTTCTATAATCTTAGAATCAGTGATACCAGCTAGTTTAAGAGTCCGCACGGCGTTTTCAATAGCCTGTACTCTATTTAACTCTAAAGCTGTATTATAAGAATCTGATTTTAATTTTACTACAGTATTATTTAAGGTTTCTTTTTCCATTGTTCTTTCCTTTACTTGCGTAGAGAGAGCAATCTTATTAGTAGAGACTGGACTCTCTACAGGTTTATTGGTTAGGGATAATTGAGAACCGTTCTCAATAACTAATTTATTATTTTTTGCCCTAATCATAATGCCAATTTAACTATAATATTCCAGACTACAAAAAGAAATTTTTAATAGTTATCCTTTGGGGGAATAAAATCTAAAAGTTTTTGATCGTGAGCTTTGCAGCCGAGTAGATTTTGCGAACTGAAATTTCAACCTGATAATGATTCTCAATCTCAATTAGAGGGGGGAGCCATATGCCCAAAAAAGAGCCACACACATTATAGCCTATTTTTTATAAAAACCCTGTTTTTTCAAGTTTTCAACTAATTTTTACTATTTTTAACTTTTTACTATGACCTATAAAATTATAATTTTTGAAAAATATTTGTAAAATTTTTAGATAAGCTCTGAATTCTATGCTTAGGTTTGCAGATATGGCCGCTATAATAGTTGTTTTTGGCGATATTTTATGGTTTTTTGGAGAGTTTGTGTAAAATACTGGTATACATATGGATATTGCACTTTAAAGGCTATTTTAAGCAAATTTAAGCGTTATTTAAAAAAATTCCGCATAGATTAATAGTTAATAGTATTAAAGCTTTAATAGTTTTAAACTTTTTGGCTTTGCCTCCGTATAAGTTAATACATTTTTCTTGAAAAGTCAAGACTTTTTTTATTTAATTTTATACTTGTATTTATATTTTACATATATGTATATTCTTACCAGTAATGAATAAAAGTAGTAAACGTTTGGCTATGCGGCATTGCGCCAATTGGGATGCAGGAAAGTGTCTTGGTGCATTAATTCGCTATGTCAAAGGGCAAGGACTAATAACAATCATAGACAGCGACATGCACGGTAAAGAATGTTTTATAGACGAGGAATGTTCTTATTTTGAAAATACAGTAAAACCAGGGATACCAGTTGAAAAAACGTACGAAAGAAGAAGAAAAGTATATAAGTAAGGTTAAGAGAGCTAAAAAACTAATAGAAGATGCCATTAGTAGAAGGAAACCTGCTCACGTAACTTATATACCTGGTTCTTCACCTGTATGGGCTGACTACAATAGCGATGAGGAAAATAAATGAAAATAGACATAGGTGGACACAATTACAGTATAAAGACAATGAAAAATCAAACTACAGGCAAAGAAGGTAATATGTTGCTTGGTAGGCATGATGTTAAGGAATGTGAGATTTATTTAGATGAAGATATGACTCATTCCAGAACAGTAGAAACATTTATGCATGAGATTTTGCACGTTATTCTTACAAATACTGGTAATAGTCACGACGAAGGACTAATAGATGGAGTATCAAATGGGTTACTTCAATTAGGTGTAGCAGATTATTTATGGAAAAAAGCAAAAAATTCTAAAACAAGCAAATGATAAAACTATATTATAAGATAGAAGCTTATATAATTAGATTTATTATTAGGAGACTAAAAAATGGCAAAATGGTCTGAAGAAGAAATAGCGATGCTTGCTCCGTACGAGACTTCGAATAAAAGTTCGTATGTATTGTATACGGAAATGCGGCGAGCTGGCTTTAATAGGACGTATAAAGCTGTAACAAGGAAAATAGATAGCTTAGGTCTTAGAAAGCCTAGTAGCTATACTACTGGTCAAGAAAAAAAGCTAGGTTACCTAGATATAGAAACTACTAGCTTAAAAGCTAATGTTGGTATTATGTTATCGTGGGCAATTAAAAAAAGAGATACAAATGATATTTCTTCTGCTTTAATTACAAAAGAAGAGATATTTGATGGAGACTATGATAATAGGATTGTAGAACAACTATGTGAAGAATTAAATAACTATGATACTATTTTCACATATTATGGTACTCGCTTTGATATACCATTTATTAGGACTAGAGCTATAGACAATAATATTCGTTTCCCTATGTATCGTGAAGTAACACATAAGGACTTATATTATCACGTAAGGTCTAAGTTAAGATTAAGTTCAAATTCTTTAAAAACTGCAACAGAGTTTATGGGTATAAGAGGGAAAACCAAATTAGACCCTAGGGTATGGCGAAATGCGGCTTATGGCGACCAAAAGTCTTTAGAGATTGTTTTACATCATAATATTGCTGATGTTGCTATACTTGAAAGATTGCATAAAAAGATAGAAGACTATTGTCCTCCAACTGTGGTGCCAATATAATGTCTAAAGTAAAAAGAAAAAAACCAAAAAAATGGTATGAGCAAAACATTACTACTTTAATGACTAATATGGGTATTCTTATTAACCGATTGCATTCTTTAGAGTCAACTATTGGTATGTATATTGAAATGAAAAAAGATGGGGAGAAACTTAAAAAGTACATAGAAAATAAAATAGAAATTGAAAATAAGAAGAATAAAAAGCAAGATTCACAGACTGTACAAAAACAAGCAGGAATATCAAAAGGATAGCGACGCTCCTTTAATTCCTTGGCGTGAAGGCAAAACAGGAGATTGGGTAGTTGCTGATGACGGACAAATATGTGAAGTATTAAAAGATGGAATGCTAACTAATGGTAATGTAAGATATATAAGAACAGTTATTGGTTCTTTTATATGCAAAGACAATATTGAAATGAAGGGGGAAATGCGTAAAAACATATACTCCTTCAGTTCAAAGGATTTAACTGCTAGGGAAACTGTTGTAGAAAGAAAAGAGCCTACAACAAAAGAGTTTATGTTTGCAAAGTATGTTGCACAAGGAATGGACTTAGTTGAATCTTTTTTAAAGGCATTTCCTACGGATAACGTAAAACACGCTGAACAACAATCTAGATTATTATTAAAACAGGATAGGATAAAAAATTTGATTAGAGAAGAAATAGATAAAATTATGAATGAAGCGGAGATTACTCCGTTATATCTTTTAGAAAAAATGAAAGAGATAGTAGAAAAGCCAGATGCAAAAGATAGCGATAAAATAAATGTCTTAAAAGAATTAATAGATGTTGCTGGTATGAAAGATAAAAATACAAAGCAAGAGTCTATAACTTTGTTTCAAGGGTTTAGTCAGGAGCAATTAGATGCAATTAATAGAGATGACACAAAGAAACTTGCAAGCGCTAAAAGAGAAATTACACAATAAGCGTTGTGATATATGTTATCACAGTATGATAAAGTATTCGGCGCCTATAATTAAACATGGGAAAGAATCAAAGCTTTCTAGTATACAATGTATGACTTGTTTGACAGTATATAATAATAATTTAGAAATTGAATGGATAGGTATAAGTGAAATAGAGGGAGACGCATAGTGTATATAGCTGCTTATGGAACATTAAGAAATTATAATAACCAAAAAGGAAAGGTTAAAGACTATAGATTAATATTAGCTAGTAACTTTACATTTCCAGCTGCAATTCCATATAAAGACGAGGAAATTACTGTAGAATTAAATCCAGTAGAAGATTGGGAATTAGGAGGATTTGATGCTTATGAGAATACAGGCGGAGGACTATATACTAGAAAAAAAGTAAATGTTTTAACAGATGATGGGGATAAAGAGGCGTGGATGTATGTTGCAGGCCCTGCTTTTATTCAATATCAAAATGTATTTAGGAAAGTACCTAACAATGATTGGGAATGTCAAACGTAATAACATCTAATTTAAAAGATAAAGACAGAATACTAGAACTAGGTAGTAGAGATATTATGTCATTTGGTCAAATGTTTTTGCCAGATGATTTTATGAAAAGTACACCTGCCCCTTATCACTTTGAATTAAATGATACATTACTTGACGTTAATAAAAAAAGATGTTGTATAATACTTCCTAGGGGTCATTGCAAGTCTACATTAGCAAAAACTGCTTTATTATATAAACTATACTATAATCCACAAGGAATGAACGAATTTATAGCTTGGGTTTCCGAGGAGCAGTCACAGGCTATTGACCATATAAAATATATACAATCACATATAGAACATAATCCTGCTTTATTATATTATTTTGGAGATATTAAAGGCAGTAAATGGACAGAAAAAGAATTTACTACTGCTAAAGGCGATAGGATAATTGCTAAAGGTACTAACCAGAGATTGCGTGGTAGGTCTGAAATTGGATTAAGATATACAAAAATTGTTTTAGATGACTTTGAATCAGAACTTAATACTAAAACTCCTGATAGAAGAAGAGAAATTAAAGAGTGGGTTATGTCTACAGTAGAGCCTGCATTAGAAGAGTCCAAAGGTAGGGAAGGAGAGGTATGGTTAATCGGCACTATCGTACATTATGATTCTTTTCTACAGAGTATATACGATGGATATGAAACTGCTAAAAAAGAAAAACGTAAGTATGCTTGGGAAGTTATCTATCATAAGGCAATGGAAAATGGGAGTGCCTTATGGCCTTCATACTTCTCAAAAGAAAAATTAGAGGGGATTAGAAGTAGATTTGAGGATATGGGGCTTGTTCATAAGTATGCTCAAGAATATATGAATGAAGCTCGTGATATTGACAGTTTAAAGTTTAAAGTAGATAGACTGCAAAATTATAGTGGTGAATTTAAAGAGAATAATGGTTTTGCTTATATTGTTACAAAAGACGATGCTATTCCAATTAATGTTTATGTTGGAGTAGACTTAGCCTATGAATCAGGTCAAAAGCATGACTATCAAATAATAATGGTTGTTGGTATTGATTCGGATAAAAACTACTATGTAATTGACTATTATAGAGAACATTCTCCATTATATGAAATGCCTAGTAATATACTAGAGTATTGTAAAAGATATTCTCCAGTAAAAAGAGCTAGTGTAGAGTCTGTAGGTGCTCAGGGAGTTATAAAAGATGCAGTAAGAGAGTTGTCAGGTCAAGATAAAAAGTTTATGCCTGGAATTATAAGAGGGAAAAAGCCGCCAGCTAGAATTAAAAAAGAAGACAGGATAGAGTCCTTATTATGTCCTATCGTTAATAGAAAGAAAATGTTTATAAGAAAAGAGCATACAGAGTTATTTGATGAAATGTTTCAATTTCCTAAGTCTAAACACGATGACTTACTAGATGGACTTTGGTATGCTTGTATAAATTCAAGAGCGCCTTTAAGTAGAAAGTTTAATGCTACAGACTTTAAAGATAATAAAAAAAGAAATTTAGAAGTTTCCTCTAAAAAGAGAGTTATCAATTGGATAACAGGGTTAAGAGACTAAAAAAGTGTTGACAAATAGAGATTTTGATATTATATTATATATAGTTTAATAATAGGGAGTAAAATGCGTGTAATAAAAATAATCTGCGGTGGTTTAATATTTTTTAGTTTCTTACAAGGGGCTGATAGTCTTTCTGTTAAAAGCGCCAAAAAAGATTCTATTTCTTATGTTAAGAAAAATAAAAAGAAATCTTTAGTTTCCTTTAAAAGAGTATTTGGCGTAAGTGAAATACCAGCGCCATCTCTAAAAAAAGAAGAAACAAAAGCAAGTAAAGATAAATGTTGTAGCAAATCTTTAAAGTCTAGTAGAAAAAAAATTAAAACCAAGAGAGGTTCGTAATAGCAGAATATAATTTAGAAGAACAAAAGAAAAAGGCTGAAAGGTCTTTAGAAACTTTTAGAAGATGGAGAGATTCCAGAGAAGATTGGGACACAGAAGCCAGACATTCTATAGATTTTGTTCTAGGTAATCATTACACGTCAGAAGAATCTGATGCTTTATCTGCTGTTGGACAGGCAGATTTTGTTATTGACCGAGTATATGCTGCTGTTGATAAGTTAAAATCTTTATTAACTTCCCAGTCTCCAAGATTTACAGCAATAGGGAGGGAAGATTCAGATAATCGTTTAGCTATGGTCTGGCGAACGATTTTAGAGTATATTTGGGATATATCAGATGGAAGTACTCAGTTCAAACAAGCAGTTCATGACTATGCAGTAGCAGGTCTTGGATATTTTTACGTTTATACAGACCCAGAAGCAGATTATGGTAGAGGTGAAGTTAAATTCACTTATGTAGACCCATTTAGAATATATGTCGACCCTGCATCAAGAGATAGATACTATGATGATGCAACAGCATTAATTCTTTCTACAGTTATTACTAGAGGTCAGCTTCTTGATTTATACCCCTCCCTAGAAGAATTTATTGGGGAGATAGAGCCTATGAGCTGGGAAGAGGATTATCCAGATTCTTCAATGAAAAACTCAGCGAATGCTTTTACTCCTGATGTGGTAAAAGATTATGATTATGGAAATCAAGGCGACAAATATAGAATATTAGAGCATTTTGAAAAAGTAAAAATACCTTTTTATAGGATATTTGATTCTCAGACTGGAGCAGAAAAGATTGTTGACTCTGAGCAAATGCAAATGATGATGACTCAAAGTCCAGAAGTTTTTGAAAAGGGGCTGGTGCAAGCGGTTGAAGTCCTACAAACACGTATAAAAATAACTTGCTCCGTTGGTTCTTATATACTTTATGAACGTATATTAAACTCTGATTGTTACCCAATTGTGCCAGTTCCGAATATTTGGACAAATACTCCTTATCCAAAGTCAGATGTTAGTAAGGTAAAAGACTCTCAGAGATTATTAAATAAATTATTTAGCTTAACTTTATCTCATGCACAGTCTTCAGCAGGCTTAAAGCTTTTAGTGCCTGAAGGAAGTGTTAATGATGTTAAAAGATTAGAAATGGATTGGGCAAATCCAAATGCAGTTATTGAATATAACCCAGAATTTGGTGAGCCGCATTTTCCACAGCCATCTCCATTGGCTTCAGAGTTTTATCATTTAATAGATAGAGTTGAGCATTATATAGATTTAAACTTTGGTATACCAGAGTTAATGCAAGGATTTAAAGATGCAGCCCCAGATACAGTAAGGGGAACTGCTATGCTATCTGAAATGGGAGAGAGTAGAGGTAAATCTAAGTTAAGAGATATAGAAGGTAGTTTAGCTAGATTAGGAAAAGTTTTATATGACTTTGCTAAAGGTCATTATACTTATCAAAAAACATTTAGAGTTGTTCAGCCTAATAATGATATGACTGAATTTACTGTTAATACTAGAATGTATGATGATAAGCAACAAGAATTAATGTCAATTGAGAACGATATTTCAATCGGTCAACATGACGTTCGTATTATATCAGGTTCAACTTTGCCAAGTAATAAAATTGCTGAATACAATATGTATTTAGAGGCTTATAAGTTGAATTTGGTAGATGATGTCGAGGTTTTAAAGAAAACTGAAATCTTTGACAAAGAAGGCGTTTTGAAGCGTAAGGGAATGTTAATGCAGTTGCAAGGACAGCTGGAATCAGCATCAAAGCAGATTAAAAAACTTGAGGGAGACCTTCAGACAGCAGAGCGTGAAACACGTCATGCTAGACAGAGAGCTGAACTTGAGAAGTTTAAAGGGGATATTGGTGATATTACACAAAAGTCGAAATATGCTGAAAAAGTAAACATCAATAAACTAGATACTGCAGTCACAAAAGCAATTGCCAAAGAAGAACTTAAGATTCAAAAGCAGATGATGGAGAATAGAATGCCCCAAGCTGGGGGAGAAGTTTCATAATATCTGGTTACGTCTCTTTTTAGGCATCATAAGGTGAAACTAAAATAACAAGAGAAAATCAAAGGAAATAATATGGAAGAACAACAGAATATACAAGAACAGCAAGTTGCACAACCTGAAGCAGTAGAAGAAACTTCAGTAGATTGGCAAAACGAAAGTAAAAAGTTTCAATCTATGTATGATAGGCAAACTGCTGAAAATTCAAAGTTAAAAGAGCAAAATGGTAAATTCCAACAACTTGCTCATATGCTTGAAAGCAGACCAGATGTAGTTCAGGCTATGCGAGATAAGCTTTCAGGTGATACCCCAGCTCAAGAATCGACACCTAAAGTAGATGAAGATTCTTTTGACCCTTGGGAAGCGTATTCTAGACCAGGCTCTGAGTCTTACAAGCTCAGACAAAAAGAAAATGAAAAGCTTGTTAGTAATGCAGTTAAAAAACAAATGGCTGGATTACAAATGCAAATGGGAATGCAGAACTTAAAAAATGAGTTAGGCTCTAAATATGGAATGACTGACCCAAAAGAAATTGATGAATTTGTAAAATTTGCTATGACTCCAAAGGATAGAATTCCAATTGATACACTAGTAGATGTGTACAGAAAAAACAGGGGAGTAGAACAGCAAAATATGGGAGCAAATGAAAATTTAGAAGCCACTCAAAGAGCTCAAGCAATTCCAAAATCTGCTGGCATTCTGCAAGGCGCAAAACCAGAACAGAAATCTAACTTAGATGATGTTTGGAAAAAGGTTGTGAATGCTGGAAGTCGAAGTAATGTTTTATAAATAAAATAATTAGGAGATAGTAAAATGGCTACTTATAATGAGGGTCAAGTAAAATTTGGAACTCCTGGTGCCGTTATCGATAGTACGATTCCGTCAAGGCGATTATATGACTTTAGTGATAGAGTCGCTGATTTAGCTCCAGAAGAGTCTCCATTTTTTGTATACTTGTCAAAAGTAGGAAAAGTTCCAACAACGGATAGTCAATTCCGATTTTTGGAAGATAGAACAAAAGTTTCTATTACAGATAGAAGCTTTTTAGTTAACACTGCAACAACAGCAGCTGCAGTAGGAAGCACTCAAACTTTTAAATTTGACACTTCAGGTGGAGCTAGTGTAGACTGGCTTATACCTGGAATGGTTGTTTCTATTGGAGAAGATGATGATTCCACAAGTCAACCTGAGTGGATTACAGTTAGAATTGAGTCTGTTTCTGATGCAGGTTCTTATACGAGCGCTGTTTGTCGAACTATAGCGGCAGCTAATGCTAGTGCGTTAGGTGTTGACGATGATTGTAAGGCTGTGGTTATAGGTACTTCCTTTGAGCAAGGTTCTGGAGCCCCAGATGTATGGTCTCAGCAACTTGATAATGATTACGGATATACCCAAATTTTTAAAACAGCTTGTGAGATGTCTAATACAGCTAGAGCTACTGTTTATCGTGGATATGAAGATGAATGGGATAGGTTGTGGAATCTTAAGTTAAGAGAACATAAAGTTGATATTGAAAGGGCAATGCTTTTTGGAATGAAGGCTTCTACTAATGGTATTCAATATACTGATGGTATAGCAGGGCATATTATTGCAAACTCTCAATCTCAAGCAAAATTGGCTGGTGAACAACTTGAATATACAGAAGATAAATCTTATTTAAAGTCAAATACAGCAGCTCAATGGACTTATGATGATATTTTAACTGATTTAGAAGTAATATTTGACCCTGCAAGGGGCGGAACCTCTTCTAAATTAGCCTTATGTTCATTGCCTGTTATTTCTCATTTTAATAAGATGGGTAATAACGGTTTTATTGACATATCAACAGATAGCACTCAGGCTAGATATAATTTAGAACAATCTAATGGCGCTTTTGGACATAAAGTTATGAAAATTGAAACTATTCATGGTGACTTAACTCTTGTTAAAGAACCTTTGTTTAGAGGACAATCAGCAGGTTTTATGTGTATGGTTGACTTAGACCATGTATCATATAGGCCTCTTGTTGGTAATGGTGTAAACCGAGATACTTCAATCACAACTAATGTGCAACAAGCTGACGAAGATTTACGTAAAGACATGATTCTTACAGAAGCAGGTCTTGAAGTTTCTCTTCCTGAAACGCATGCACTTATTAATTTGGAGGGTGTGTAAAATGAGAAGTGATAAACTAAATAAAAATAGCAATGCTTATAGTGAAGGATGGGCAGCAGGAACTCTTGGTTCTTATTTTGGATTAACTGTTGGTGCCCCAAGTGTTTCATCTAATGCATGTACTTTGGTTATCAACCAGGTTAATTCACCTACATATACTGGTGCTGCAGCATTGACAGCAACATTACCTGCAGCTAAAGCTGGTAATGCTTGTGTTTTTTCAATGGCTGAAGACGCTGCAGGTGGAACAAATACATTGACATTTGATTGTGCTGGCAGTGATGTATGGGAAACTGGATGTGTTGTTCCAACAACATCAAGTAATAAAATCACTTATGATGTTTCAGTAGCAGATGAAACAAGCTTAGTATTTACTCCAACTAATGACACAGTAAACTTTTTATCATTCGGCTCATGCATTGAGTTTGTTTGCGAAAGAGATGGTTACTGGTATGTTAATGTTACTAAATTAAATAGTGATATTGGTGTAACTGCTGGAGCAGCAACAGGTACTTTGCTATTTGCTTCGTAAACCGAATAAATAAGGTTTAACAGTTTTTGAGAACTGTGGGGTAGGTCAATAAAAGGCTTACCCCAAATCTCATAAAGAATTTTAAAACCAAGATGCCCATGAGATAGCCAAGCTCGGTAAGGCATTATAGCACAGGAGAAAAAATATGGCATTTCCAAAATACACAGTAGTAGAAGCTCAGAATTTTGCTTTAGGTCAAGCTGGGTCAGTCTTCATAGACGACACTGCCCAACACACTGGGCCATTTGTAGCGATAACAGCTATAGAAGATTCAGTGGTAGATGTAAGTGATTGCACTAACATAGCTGACACAATGACTGATGCCGCAGATTTTACTATTCCAAAAGGTGTTACAATCTATGGAAGATACTCAGTGTTCTCTTTGGGTAGTGGTAAAGTTATAGCTTATAAAGGTTAATATGCTAGGATTAGGAAACATTCTATCAACATCTTCATATGTTGGTGGATTTGAAAATAATTACTCACTAGAATTTGATGCTACAGATACTTACCTTAATTGTGGAACATTGAATACTTATCTTAGAGATGTTCAAAAGTTCACAATTGCAATGTGGATATATATAGATACTCATACGACATCTGGACAGAACGGCTTGTTCGGAAAGCACCAAAATGATTACCACAGAACATATAGTTTTATCAATCTAGATGGGATAGTTTATTTTGGGATTGCAAATGGAACTGATGCAACTGAGAATGGTCATGGTAAGATAGGTAGTGGAGATGCTCTTAGTGAAGATACTTGGTATCACTTAGCTTTTGTTTATGATGGAACTCAAAGCAGTGCTGTTACAAATACTCAAAATGCTCTTAGAAATAAAATATATATCAATGGAGTAAATAAAACATTAACTTGGAGTCAAACTATTCCATCTACTACTTCTGATGAGAGTACCTATGGGTCTAATAGTTTAAGTATCGGCAGAAACGAAGAAAATCTTAGCGGAATATTTGATGGAGAAATAGATGAATTTGGACTATGGAATGTAGCTCTTGGAGCTACAGCAATTAGCGATATTTATAATGATGGGAAACCACATAACCTTACTAAGCCAATAGGAGCTGGAGTTTCTAATTACAATACTACAAATGCAACAACTGATTTACAAGTTTACTATCGTATGGGAGATGGAACTGAAGATGGAGCTGGTACTACAATATATGATATGAGTGCAAATAGTAATAATGCTTCAATGGTTAATCTTACTGCTTCCGATTATAATTCAAATGTACCGTCATGAGTAGATTTCCAAATAGAAAATGGGTTATTGTTAATGTTAGTGATATAACTGACGAAATGATTAGCAATGCACTTGAAACAAGTATGAATACTCTAAGAAAAACATTAGATGATACAAAAGCTATTTTAAAATGGGAAGGCGATACACCATCTTGTTTTGATGGAATGACAGCTTATAATCATAGTGAAATAATGACAGAATTAGCTAAATCGGAATGGACATATGAATAAAGCAGAAGTTAAATGCGTACATTGTGGTGAGCCAAATCCAGAGCATTGGTTTTATTGTAGGATATGCGGAAAGCAAGCAGCTCAAAACAAATATACCAGTAATCTCTGGATGAGAACTGAAAGAGGGAAAAGAAGTGATATAGAATTTAGTACTATGTCAATAAATGATAGCATATCAAGTATGAATCAAAAACTAAATTAAGGAAAAATATTATGCCTTACGGAAAAGGAACTTATGGGTCTAAAGTTGGTAGACCTTCTAAAGCAGCTAAAAAAGCTGGTAAAAAGAGAATGAAAAAGAAAGGAAAGAAAACCTATTAGGGGATTAAAATGGCAGTAGATGCATTCGATATACAAGTTCAAGCTTTATTAGGAATTGGTGATACAACTCTTACTTCAATACAGAGCAGGTTAGATACTTGGTTATGTAATGGATATAAAGAGATAGTAAATGTGCTACCTCCTTATATGTATGATTCTATAGCTGAAGAGTCTAGTGTAACAGATGCAACTGCATTAAAAGATATGACTACTTCGAAGATATTATCTGTAATGAGAATGAGTCCTAGCGGTTATAAGCCTTGCAGGCAAGTTGGCCCTGATATGAGAGGAAGAGTGGAGGATGAGGATGACTTGCATTATGCTACGGTAGATGACCCAGTATGGTTTTGGGGAGACCAAGGAAACCTTACTGTAAAACCTAATTCTGCAGATATATTAATTAGACATATTAATTATCCTACTAATCTTGATGCTAACACAGATAGTACTGTTGCAGATTTACCAGATGAAGCAGAGCCAGCATTAGTTTTATATGTAGCTATAAAGGCAGGGGAATATATGTTGGCAAATGAAGAAGATATAGAATTATTAGTACCTATTATAGCAAATCTAAAAGATGACTATATGAAAAGTATTAATGGATTAAAAGGAATAACTGCTACTCAATAAGGAGATAAATATATGGCAGTAAATAAATTAAGCGTTAAACAAATAGCAAATAGAGTAAAGGAAATATTTCCTGGCACTCCAGATGCATATATAATGCAACTTATAAATGATGCTTTGGTAGAGTTAGGAACTTATAATACAAAAGTTTCACACGCTAAAATTAGTACTGTCGCTAATCAAATGTGGTATGATTTAAGTGATGGTTCTACTGATTCTAGCAATATGAAATTAGAATTAAATAAAATTGATAAAGTATATTTAATGGATAGTGAGGGAGATTATATACAAATACCAAGATTAACTGATACAAACTTATTACTCACAGATGTTACAAGTGAGTCGGCGTTGGAGGCGCCAGATTAATGGCTAGTAATATAACATATCCAGATAAGCATGCGGCATGGTTTATAGAAGGAAATAATCTTTGTCTAATTACTAATTTAGATGCTACTGGTAATACTAATTCAACAGGAAGTGTTCAGTCTGGAAGAAAGTTGTGGAAAGCAATACAAGAATCTGTTACAGATGGTATTTTAATATATTATCAGTCTGAGCCTAATAAGGTTACATCAAATTCTGATTACCCAGATATTGATAATAATATGCATAAATCATTAGTGGATTATGTTAAAAAATGCTTATATATGGATAAAGCAGGGAAAATGCAAGACCCTGGTCAAGCTCAACTATCTATAGCTATGGCTAATATGCATGAAAAAAACTGGATTGATGCTAGTAAAAGATTTGGAATGAAAAAGAGAGATAAAACAGGTGGTGTAAGAACTATAAAACCATTTAATATGTTATAATGAATACAACAACTAGTTTAAAAAATGTAGAACCTTACTACATATCAAATAAAATGAAGGTAAATGTTTTAGAAGTTATTGAAAAAAGTGATGGCTCCGCAGAAATAACTATAGATGTGGACAGATATGGTCTGGATATGTTAGTTAAAGAAGGATTTCTATCAATAATAAACAAAGGGTTAGACCTCAATAAGCAGTAATATGAACGGAAAAGGAGATAAAAAGAGACCTATGTTTATTAGCAGAAAAGATTATATTAAGAAATATAATAAAATTTTTAAAACTAAGAATAAAAAATGAATATTGAGGTAATATATGGTAGAAGTATTTGCAGAGTACGGTACAATAGGTGTAATGGTAGTTTTATTTGCTGGTCAAATAATGTTTTTACAGAAAACTTTAATGGGTAAATTAGAGGAAATAGAGCAAATTACTATCAAGTTAATTGACAGATGGAATAAATCTGATGACATTAGAGATAGAAGGCACGAATCTTTAATACAAGAAATGAATGATATAACTGACGACTTAAATTTTGTTAAAGGTAGAATAAACGGAGGCACGCACTAATGCAGGAAACGCTTGTATATGATTATGCTATTAATCTATTGAGAGATTTTGTTAAAGAAAAAGGTTTTACTGAGGTTCCAGCACAATCAAGGCTAAATATAATGTCTGCTTGTGAAGACCCTAGCACTGTAGCTACTTTTGAAATAGGTGGTAAAGTAATGCCTATGATTCAATCGTCTCAGATGACTTTAGAACATGAAATATTACAGAATCAGCACTATAAAGGTGTATATTGTATGAGCACAAGTTACCGTGATGAGCCTAACCCTATTGAGGGTAGACATTGTTTGACTTTTCCTTTATTTGAGATTGAGTCATTTGGCGGTATGGAAGATATGATAAAGTTTCAAGCAGAGTTACTAGATTATTTAGGGTTTAAGAATCCAAGTGAAGCTTTATATGAACATGTATGTCTTGAATATGATATTGATATAATAGAAGGCAAGCATGAAAGTAAAATGCAGAAAGACTATGGAGACGTTATTAGTCTTCAATATTTTCCTAAACGTGCAAATCCATTTTTTAATATGAATCATCATAGAGACGATTTGTATGAAAAAGTCGATGTAATTTTAGCTGGACAAGAAACAATAGGTTCAGCGTCTAGGTCAAGTGACAGGCAAATGATGTATGATAACTTTATGTCAATATCTAATGGAGAATATTCTAAGAAATTATTTGACTTATTTGGTAAAGAAAGAGTTATGCATGAATTAAATACTTATTTGTCATTAGACTTTGTGCCAAGATACGGTATGGGGATTGGTGTAACAAGATTATGTAGAGCTTTAAAGGAGTGTAAAATTTATGGATAGTTTAAGGACAACATTGTATTCTTATGGTACAATGACAGTATGTTTCACAGAATGGATACCATTTTATGTTGGCTTAACAGTAGGAGTGTTGCAAATTATTTACCTACTTAAAAAGATAAGAGAGAAGTAGTATGAAGAAAAAAGACTCTAGATTAAAAAGAGCTGGAGTAAGTGGATACAATAAGCCTAAACGAACTCCTAACCATCCTAAAAAATCACATATTGTTGTTGCAAAGGAAGGAGATAAGATAAAGACTATAAGATTTGGTCAGCAAGGAGCTAAGACTGCTGGGAAACCTAAGAAAGGAGAATCAGCAGCTATGAAAGCTAAAAGAAAAAGCTTTAAAGCTCGTCATAGGAAAAATATTAAAAGAGGAAAAATGTCTGCTGCTTATTGGGCAGATAAAGTCAAATGGTAAATTATAGGAGAATATATGTTAGATTTTTTTAGTTGGTCAAATCTATTTTACTTAATTGCTTTAATCATAGCAGGTATAGCCACAATGATGGCGGCCAAATATAAATCTATGATGAAAGAAATAGGTGATGTAGCTAAAGTTCTTGAGGAAGCATATGCTGATAAAAAAGTAACTGCTGCTGAAAAGAAGAAAATAATGAAAGAAGTACTTGATGTGCTTAAAAGTGTAATAAATTTAAAATGGAAAATATTTTAAGGAGTAAATAATATGGCTAGTACCATAACAGCGGCAACAATGACAGTAAGTTTAACTGAAAATATTACTTTAAAAGGTAAGAATCAAGGAGCTACTACTAGTTTTTCAATTGCTAGTATTAATGAAATTTTTAAAAGAATAGTTACATGTCCAGCAAGTCAAGATACTACAATTGCTTTATTTCAAAGTGCTGTTTCTGATAACATAGAATCACTGGGATTAGATACTCAGGATGTAAAATATATTAGAGTTACCAATTTAGATGATACCAATTCTGTAAATCTATCCTTACAAATAGATGCAGGAGAAGATGATAGTGCTGCAGATGAGTCAGCAACAATACTATTAGCGGCAGGTCAAAGCTTTGTAATGGGTACATCTCACGATTCAGTAGCAGTAAGCGACGCTAATGCTACTATTGAGACTACATTGCATGATTTAGAAAGCATATTGATAGACCCAAATGGAAATGCTGTAGATATTGAAGTATTTGTAGCGAGTGCATAATGGCTAAATTCAGTAAATCATCTTTAGATAAATTAAAAACATGTGATAAGAGGTTGCAATTAGTATTTAATGAAGTTATTAAAACAGTTGACTGCTCTATACTTGAGGGTCATAGAGGAAAAACTAGACAAAATACTCTTTATTTTGAAGGAAAAACAAAAGTTAAGTACCCTAAAGGTAGGCATAATGCTAGTCCTAGCAGGGCTGTTGATGTTGTACCTTACCCTGTCGATTGGGAAGATAGGGAAAGATTTCATCTCTTCGCAGGATTCGTTATTGGAACTGCATCACAACTAGGAATAAAGCTTCGTTGGGGAGGAGATTGGAATATAAACTGGTTTGTAGATGATAATAAATTTGATGACTTTCCACATTTTGAGGTAGTTGATGGCTAAACAAAGGCTAAATACACCTTTATTTCAAGGAGGCTTGAACACATTATTAGACCCTAGAGATATTAATCCTCAAGAGCTATCTATGGCTAAAAATGTTA